CGCAGGATCCAGCCCGGATCACTCCGGCAGGCGAAGGCAGCCAGACTGCCGAACTGCGCAGCCGGTTCTGCGCCATCACCGACCCAGCCGCCCAGACCGCTTTCTGGCGCAGCCTGACTCCGGCCCAGCAGGCCGCCCTCCTCAGCAACCAGGCCTGATCTCCCATGCCCAACACGCTGACCAATCTCAAGGACATCCGGGTCGCCCAGCGCGCCCTCATGCCCTTCATGGCGAACCTGCTGCCTGTGACTGCCTTCTCCACGAACTTCGGTCCGCAGCAGGCAGACCGCGGCGACACCGTGCGCGTTCCCCTCGTGGGTGCGCCCTCCGGATCGAGCGACTTCGCGGGCGACTACACGTCCAATGCCGACTCGTCCATCACCACGGTCCCCGTGACGCTCAGCCGCCACAAGTTCAAGACCGTCCACATCACGGCACGCGAGGCATCGGAAACCGCCATGGACGCACTCGACGTCCTCGTGGAAACCGCCGCCCAGCAGCTCGCGCAGGACGTCCTGCTGGACATCATGACGGCCATCACCGCGGCGAACTTCGGCACTCCGGGAATCCCGGCCCTCGCAGCCTCGAACTTCGACTACAAGAAGGTGCTCAACCTGCGGGAAACATGCGGCTCCGTGAAGATGCCGGCCTCGCCCCGCTCGCTCGTCCTCGACGCAGGCTACTACACGAACCTGCTCGCGGACGACGTCGTGGCCCGCAGCTTCAATCTGAACCTGAGCGCTCCGGGCGTGACCGACGCCCTCATCCGCCGTCTGGCCGGGTTCGACCTCTTCGAGACGGTGGTCATTCCGCCCGATCATGCCGAGAAGCTCGTCGGGTTCGCGGTGCACCCTAGCGCGATGGCAGTAGCCATGCGCTACCTCCAGCCCGTCGCCGAGTACCAGCAGGCAGGGGCGGTCACGGACCCTCAGACCGGCATGACCTTCGGCTACCTGCGCTTCACCGACACGCGCTCCAACCGCATCTTCGTCACCGTGGAATGCCTCTACGGGTTCACCGCGGCGAAGACCGACGCCCTCCGGCGCATCGTCAAACCCTGATCCACGCCATGACTCCATTCAGCTTCACCGGCAATGCCGGCACCCTTCTGAGCCACACCGTCATTCCCGCAGGCGGACGCGACCGCATCCGGGTCCAGTACGCGAGCGCCACCTCCGACAAGGCGGCCTCCCTGCTGGTCTTCCGGGCACCGGTCCGGTTCACCACGGTCACGGCGGCGAGCGCAGCCAACCAGACCGTCGTCAATGCCCCGGCCTACATCGGGGCCGCCGCCGGAGACATCCTTGTGCTCTTCTCCATGGTCACGGGGACGGGCGTGCGGGCCGTCGTCGCCTCGGTCAATGCCGGTGCCGGAACCATCACGCTGACGGCCAATGCCGGACTGGCGCTGGCTCCCGGCGACACTGTCCACCTCATGAGTTCCGCAGCCCAGATTCCCGTGGGAGCGGCGACAAAGGAGGTCAATGCGCCGACTGTCTTCGTGGTCAACGAGGGACCGGGGCTCATCGAGGTGGACGGTACAGCTTCCTGCCGCATCAACCTTGTGGCGGGCGAATATTCCTGAGGGAGGAAACAGGAAGACAAAGGGGCCGCCCTCTTCCGGGAAACCGGGAGGGGGCGCTTCCGTTTTGACAGGGGACCTGCCTCATGAGTCTCGAACAGGAAATCCTCGGTGATCTCGCCGAACTGCTCACCGAACATGGCGTGCAGGCGCAGTGGCAGGGCGTCAGTCTGATCGTGCTGGCCAGCCGGATCGCTGCGGAGAGTGAAATCGCAGTGGGTGGCTATGTGGAATCCCCGGACCTGAGCGTGCGGGTGCCCCGGGCGGCCTTCCCCGGTCCACTTCCCGTCTTCGGCCAGCGCATCACGGTGGACGGCGTTCAGTACCGCATCAGCCGGGTCGGAGGGCATCCGCGCTCGCCTCTCCTCACCCTGGTTCTCACCGCCCCGGACGAATGAAGTTCCGGACGGCACTCAAGGGGGACGCGGAAGTCATCCGGCTGCTCTCCCGGTTCCCGCAGCGCATCGGGCGCACGCTCTCCTCGCTCGTGCGGCAGGAAGCCCGCGGACTGGCCGTGGAACTGGCCCGCACCACCCGGCCATCGGGGTTTTCCATGCGGGCGCAGAAGGCGGGCGAGGGAGCCGTGGCACGGGACATCGGGAAGGTATTCGCCACACCGGATCAGGCATACGAAGCACTCCAGCGCACCGACCCGCAGTCAGCCGGCCGGTTCTGGGCGCACGTCACCAACCGCCGCTTTGCCCGTGCCCGCAAGGCTCTGGCCGGATCGTCCTCGGCATGGGCGGATCTTCCCGTGGGCAGACTTGATCCAGACCTCCACCGCGGGAGCCGCCGGAATGGGAAGGTCAGGCGCAGCCGACCGGCTCAGGTCGTCACCAGCCGCCGCACGCTGGAAATCTACACCGCCCGCATCCAGCGCCGGGTGGGCTTCGCCAAGGGCGTCTGGATCAGTGCGGCCCGTGCCATCGAGGGACGGGTGCGGCGGGCGGCGAAGTGGGTCATGCGTCACCGGCAGGCACCGGGCACCGCCATCGTGAAGACGGGCGACCGGCCATCGGTCACGCTCGTGAGCCGTCTGGACTACATGGAGGAAGTGACGACGTCGTCCGGGATCCGGCTTGCCCTCGACGCGGCAGCCGGGCGTCTGCGTCTTGCACTGGCCACTTCTCTGCGGGCCATCCGGCAGCGCACGCAGCAGGGACTCAGGCGGCGGGCGGGTTGAGAGGCAGGAATCCTGCAGGCGGGTTGACTCGGGCGGCCCCGGTGCATGTCCCAGCTCGCCGAAGACGCCCTCGTCACGCTCCTTGTCCAGTGGATCGCCACCCACCGACCAGCAGACATCCCGGCTTCCGTTCCGGTCCTCGGCGCGGTCCGCGATGAACTGCGCACACGCCCATGCATCTTGCTGGAGACATCCGAGGCACGCTCCGTCAGCGCCATGGCCGGCACCTTCCGCATGAAGCTAGACGTTCATCTCTTTTCCCAGACCGACGACACGCCAGCTGCCGCGCACGCCTCCATGGCAGCCGCCCTCGAATCGCTTCTGGGCGATTCCGCTGCCATCATCGCCGCCACCGGATCGCAGGACTTCCTCCTGCACGCCCTCATCCCGAGGGAAACCTCCACCGTCCCCGACGAATCACGCGGACGGGAAACCGTTCTCTCCTTCGAGGCGGTCGTCTCCGCCGGTTGACACTCCCCCAGGCGGCAAATGCCTGCATCACTCCTCGGTACCACCGGCAACTTCGGAATCCCCAACGACCAGACCGGCCTGCTCGTCACGGACCTCTCCTTCGACTTCTCCAGTCAGGAAAAGCAGGTTCTCGACAAGGGAGGCGAAGTCATCGGGCTCGCCTTCTACCAGGAAAAGGTCGAGGTGAAGATTTCCGGACTCGTCAGCAAGACGTCCGCCTTCTCCGGCAAGATCAGTGCCGCCCTCGTGCTGGCCAACGCCATCCCGGCCCACCTCCAGAAGTCCACCGGCGGCACCACCATCCTCACCCAGATGAGCCGCTCCATGAACAACGAGGACTTCGAGAAGATCGACCTCACCGCCACCCACTACCCGAACGTGACGGTGGCTCTTCCCTGATCCCGCCTCCCCATGAACGCAGTCTCGCACATTTCCTCCACATCCACGGGCAACACCATGCTCGCCGCCGCTCTCTGCGCAGTAGGCGTCCCTCTGGCGCAGAAGCCATTCGTCCGGGTCGTGGGGGACACTGCCGACCCCGGGCGCATGATTTGGTTCTTCGAGCCCCGCAGCCACGATGGCCGGTACCTGACGAAGGATCTGATCGCGGCATGGCACGACGAGGCATGGCACACCGCCAATCCGGAACACCCATTCGCCTACATCAAGTGCGCCCTGCTCAACCGGGAACGCCTTGCCGAGAAGACCGAGCGCGACGTGCCGCTTGCGTGCATCCGCAGCCGGGGCCGCATCGCCTTCCTCTCTCTGGACGCCCCTCCGCGCACCGAGGAATTCATCCTCCGCCACCTCTGACCAGCCTTCCTCCCCATGAACGACGCCAACCGCAGCAGTCTCCTCTCCTCCGCCTTCCACGACGTGGAAACCATCGTCGGCGGGCACGACATGCGCCCGCTCTCCCTCGCCAGCTACGACATCCTCCTGCGCACCGGCAATCCCCTCGTGAAGGGGGAAATGCCGGCCGACGGCACGCCCGAGTTCACCGGGGCGCTCATGGGGTTCGTCTACGCCCACTGCGCTCCGTGGCCAGAAGTGGTGCGGGCGTCCTTCGATCATCAGGCTTTCCGGGAGGCCGCCCTACTGTTCTGCGGCGCTCTGGCACCGGGGGACTTCCAGACTGCCTTCCGGCGTCTTGAGGAGCAGAGCCGCGAACTGGAGGCGGCACAGGTGGATCCAGTCGGCGCAATGCCGGGAAAGATGCCGGCCCCTGCGACGAACCGGGCTACCTAGCCTCGCAGGTGTTCGCCATCGCCGCGGAGACCGGCTGGCCCGAGGAAAGGATCCTGTTCATGCCGCTGGCCCGCCTTGCGCAGTACCAGCATTGCCTGCTGAGGAGGAATGGGGTGAGGACGGGGTGGATACGCCGGGAACGACGCGCAAGGAACGCTGCCTGTGACCTGCAGGCACTGCGGAGCATCTGGCGGGCAGGTGCCGTCCCTTGACGCACAACTCAGAATCTGTCAGAATCGGATTCATCTTGAATCTCTCTCCAGATCTCATCAACCGGCTCACAGCAATTCGTTCGCTTATTGCGCATGCTGAAGATGCACTTGCGGCACTTAGAGTTGAGCTTGACGACACGTGCCGGAAACTTCCAGCGGAATTGGGGCAGGCTTTTTCAGAGCATAATCACCCAGCATCGTCACCAAGCAAAATCATCGAGAGATCCGGAGCCGAAGGTGAGTCTAGCACGGTTGCTGATGCAGCTTCAGAAAGCGGATTTTCAGTGCGCCGCATCACGTTGGATGTCGCAAATCAGTTTCTGGATCAGCGAGGATCGGTAAACTTGAAGGAGTATTCTGAAATCGACATTGATGCTGCTGAAGAGCTGGCAAGGCATGACTGCGACTTTCTGGATCTCGATGGGCTTGCCATTCTGACGGAGCCTGTAGCAAAAGCCATCTCAAGACATAGGGGAGAATTCCTTCACCTCAATGGACTAAAAGAACTTACAGAGAAATGCGCAGAATCTCTGTCCCTTCATCAGGGAACAGGTCTTTCGCTCGACGGGTTGTCCGCTCTGAACCAAGGCGTCGCCAAGGCACTGGGAAGTTATGCCGGTCAAATGCTTTCGCTCGACGGCTTGAAACAAATCGGCGGCGCAGAGGCATCAGAAATCGCCCGGTTTCCCGGAATTCTCTGTCTCAACGGACTCACGCGAATCAGCGATGATGTAGCGGAATCGCTTGCCAAGCACAGCGGCGACGCTCTCCACCTTGCCGGTCTTTTGCAATTGTCGCTGACAGCCGCTAAAGCGTTAGCCAAGCACGAAGGCAGCTCACTGAACCTCGATGGAATCATCTACCTTAGCGAATCTGCGGCCGAATCGTTGGCAACACACAGCGGGGCAGTACTGAGTTTCAGCTCCCTTCCACTGCTAAGCGATGCTGCTGCGGAAGCTCTAGCGAATCATCAAGGCGAATTGTGCCTTGATGGACTTACGAGTCTCAATGAGTCAGTCGCGGAACGTCTTGCGGAACATCGCGGCCGCAGGTTGAGTCTCAAAGGCCTGACCGACCTTAGCGGCGAGGCTGCAAGAGCATTGTCCAGACACGTTGGCACGTTATCGCTCAACGGCCTTTGGAAGGTCGATAGCTATGTTGCCGAGAGTCTTGCCACACACAAAGGCCCCGTTTTGCTAGATGGGCTTGTTTACTACAGCCCTGAAGTGCCTGAGATTCTCCGGTCGAGGAGTGGCTCTTGGTTGCCGGATGGACCATAGGTTGACTCTCCATCTGGCGCATGAGCGCCCTGACTGTCACTCTCGGTGCCGACATCTCCGCTCTGAAGCGCGGCATGGCGGCTGCCTCCCAGCTCGTCGCAGCTTCCGCCCGCAGGAT